AATCTCTATTATACGATGTAATAGAAGAATAATCATAGTTTTGAACTGCTTTACCTAATGCCCCAATACCAAGTACGTTTTCTGTTCCTGAAAATAACCCCTGTTCTTGTGAACCATATATAAGAGGTTCAAGTTTTATGGATGCTTTCTTATAAAGAACACCAGTACCCTTCAATGCTCCAAGCTTATGTGCAGAAAAACCAATTCCGTCTATATTTAAATCTTTTACATTGACTGGAATTTGACTTATTGATCCTGTACAATCTACATAAACAATCGCATTATAAAAATGACATACGTCTATTATTTGCTTTACATCTTGAATTGTTCCAATTTCTGATGATGCATATTCTATAACTACAAGTTTCTTCATATTATTCATAATCAAGCATTCTTTAAGGTCTTGAATATCTATTTTACCTGTACAATTAACTTTAAGTGGACATTTATATTTAAGTGATTCTACACACTTTAATACTGATTTATGAGAAGTAGGAGAGTATAAAACCATACATTTATTTCTCTGAGTATAACCTTTTATAAATAGTGTATTACTAGCCGAACCACCAGAGGTAAAGATAATATTTTTTGAATCAGCATTGATAAATCTTGCAACATTATTTCGTGCATTATTAATTATTTGTTTAGTTGCGACACCAGACTGATATAATGATGATGGATTTTGATAAATATCTAATAAAGAGACAACAAAATCTTTAACTTCTTGTTTTAACGGGGTAGTAGCCGCATTATCCAAATACATAAAACAATCACCACCTAATCCAATTCATAATTACACCATTTTTTATATACTTCGGATGTATCTTCTTTTAAAAACACCATTGCCAAAATTGCATTATCCGTTTTATCATCTATGCTTGTATAAATATCTATTGGATACACATTATTTTTGATATACAATAATTGTTGTTTGGGATTTACAATTCTAACAACCTCATGTGGCAAATAATCTCTCGATTTTTTTAAATTTGTTTCTACCATAATTTCCTTTCATTCCATCTATAATTCGTAAAAAATAGGGAACTAAACTACTTATTGAATAGTAATTTGTTCCCCACTATAAATTTTCTAAATCACTATTCAATATCACCATCGTCTTTAATCTTTTTGACTTTGGATTTTCTATAATACTTATTTGTTGAAATATCTGCATTCTCGTCTGAAATAGCAGATTTATTTCCTTTAATAACATCTTCAACTTCTTTAACTGGTGTTATATTTTCATTAATTTTTATAATTGCTTTTTGATAACTTTCACCAAAGTTGGAAATCTGTGACAAATCTAATTTATTTAACTGTGTTTTTGCTTCGTCTGCTGAGATCTTATTATTTTCATAATCAGAAGTAACAGCATAGATATCTTTACAATTTTCAGAGCAATATGCGAAATACCATGTAGGTTTATTTCGATCTTCTGGTCTGCATTGAGGACAGAAAAGATGCTCACGCCTGCACACACAGCAAGTTCTCAAACCTCTTTTATTCATTTATTCATCTCCTTAAATATAATAAGAGGGCAGTATATAACCGCCCTCAATATTACTTATCAGATTAGGCTTCTTCTTCCTCATCAACGAAGTAGATCTCAACCATTTCCTGACTTACAGAACATGTGTCTGTAAGGATTGCACCCTTATAATCCATAGTCTGAGAATCTCCACCCTGAAGAGCAAGAGATACTTCTGGACTTGGAATAAATGATGGAATATGAATAACAACTGCACGATAACCACCATTAATATTACACTTGTCAACAGCCAAAGCCTTGAAATATAATTCATGTGCTTTCGGATACTTATCACCAGAAATAACAACCTTTGCACCGCTCTTAACATTCTTCTTGAATTTAACAAGATACTGTACTTCTTCTGTATCTATTGGTGGTGTAAGAACATTTTCTGCCACTTTAAATTCAGTTGCAGAAGCGTCAGCACCCTTTGTATAAGCTTTACCAAGAGAACCATTGGTTGAAAGAGCGTTAACAACAAAAGAATCCTCTACTGCATCTGTAATATCAAGAGTTTCACCAGCCTTTACAATCTTAAAGATTGGCATAACAATCGCTTTTTCTTCTGAAGCCATTTCTGCATCTGTTGCAGATACAATTTCAGTAATAGCAAGATTCATAAAAGCATTAGTAGCTGTGATTTCACCTGTCTTACCAGAATATTTTCTGTATACTAAATTACCATCTTTGTCTTTAACGTCTGTTGAATCTGCTGTAATATCAATAGTAGCTTCCTGTAACTGTGTTAAAGCATAAAGAGCCTTATCAGCCAAAGCACCATAACCGAACTGTAAACGATCAATAATTACGTCACCTAATTTAAATGCCATAATTTAAATCCTCCTTATTTTCATTTTTTGTATTAAAAAAGAGCGATATGAATCGCTCAAGTTACTAAATTTATGTATGTAGTTCACGCATAAAATTAAATTGTTCTTTTGGAACTTTAGACATATCACACATACCCGAATACATTCCACCCATTAAAGCACGAGTAGATTCATATATCTGTAATCTCTGTACAGAATCCATAAATTCATATATTCCGACTTCTCTAAGTTCCTGTAGCTTATATTTAAAACCAGGATGATTTATACAAGCTGATATAAGTGGCAGAAGAGTAGAAGTATTTTTCTCATCTCTTTGTGCCATATTCATTTTATCTTCATCTATCATCCATTGTTTTGTTGTCTTTCCCTTTGCTATTTCTATTTTTGGATGGATATTAAGTAAAGTTCTGATATATTCAGCTATTTCCATGTATTCAAATTCTTTTAAAATAAAATCATTTTCAGAATCATATAAACATAACTGAGGTTTATCAGAATCTTTTTCTTGAAACTGCATTAGCTGCATATGTTCAATTCTATAATCTGGGAATAACAATCGAATTGCAGAATTATCAGTATTTGTCATGCTTTTCAACATACCAAATACTTCAATATCTTTTACTTTGCACCAATCTATTCGTTGTGGTAAATCCCATAACATTACACGAATAGAAGTAGAATTATATAGAAAGGGTGAAAGACCTGAATAAAATTTTGATTCACCCATATTGAGAATATCACCTATTGTTGGTTCGACAATGCGAATACCTTTAACAAAGTAATCTTCTCTAAAATACATTTTAAGCGGATCAAATTTATATTCTTGTGTGTTTTCTTTTTTCTTTTGGGCTTCAGCTATGACGGCAGCTTGAAGTCCATCTAACATATCAGTATTTTGCTGTGCCATAATATCACCGCCTTAACTGATGGTTATTTATACTCGTTATGCCATCTGTTGTTTTATGAATTCCATTAGTATCAACAACTTGGAATACAAGAGTGCGAACAAGATAATTATTATCTGTCGTAGATTCCTTTGATGAGATAAGATGTGTTTGCATTCCAAATATATTAGACCAATTAAATCGCTCTCTTATAATAGAAGCAATAAGGTCGTGCCTTGGGATACCTGTTAATTTATCATTTCTGTCATTGCCATGAACAAAAATAGTAAATGTAACATTCGTATACTTTAATGTATCCTGATAGCGAGGCATTTCATCAAAAGATACTTGATAACAGATATAATGTTTTACCTCAGTCTGAGTATCAGGAATAAACAAATAAGGACGGATGTTGGATGTTCCACCAAAATATCTATCCCATTCGCCAAGAGGTTCGTATTCCTTTGTTTCTTCGTTCCATTCCCAGTTGATATTACCATCATCATCGAAAAGTTCAGATTCTAATGACTTTTCGTTGAGTGCATATAAAAGACATGGATTAAGCATAAGTGCCTTTTCTATCTTTTTCTTATACTGAATATTTTCATCGTCAGGAGTTGTCTTATACGCACGAAGTTTGTTTAACAAATCATTCTTTGTGGTTAATTTTTCTGCCATAAAACACCTCCTATTCAGTTAATTCTAACGACAAAATTTCAGATTCGATTGTCAAGTCATCCTTAACAATTTCACACTTAATCGACAGTATTTTACCGATAGTAGAAGCATCACTTGGAAACTTCAATTTCTTTTGGTTGAACTCTGTACCATCTCGCCATGTGACTTTATCAGTCCAATCTTCATCATCTATACCGCAAGTCCATGTGATAGTAGCATCTGAATATTCAGTTGTAATATCTTCATTGGAATCATTGTAGAGATTTACTGTAAGATTTTTATAAGAGCCACCAACTTTGATAGTTGACGTGGATGCTGAAATTCTTGCTGTAATGGAAGATGGGGGAGTGGTTGGAGTAGATGGATCTGTTGGGGCAATTTCTGAATCGAAATATGAAGCCCACATACCAATAATATTACCATTTTTATCTTTCTCAATATAATCTCTATGTTGGTCAAAGAAATCTTGATATAAAGTTAATTTTTGAACACCAAGTGGTTGAGCGTTTTCAACCTTACTGATCTGCCAAGCTATTGCATTGTCAGTAAAAGAACTAACAAGCACACGCATATTCTTTGATGATTCGTTTGTATACCAAATCTTCTCAGTTATTGGATTTAATGGTAGCCATACTTTATCTTGGTTTTCCTGCGAAGTAAATCGTAGGTCAGTCCAAAGTCCAGAATTATAACTAGACTGCATTTTTAAAACAGACCACATTCTACGCTTGATTTTTTCTGTTCCGTTATTCTCAATCCACATCAATTCATAATTGCATTTAAGAATTAAATACTTTGGGAATTGATTTGCTGGTTCAGTACGAAGAATCATCCATTTCTCATAGATATTTTCATCATTTGGAATATCAATGAATAAGCCGATAAAATTATCATTATGATATTTTTTACGATAATCAGTTTCAAAATAGTAGAGTTCGTCACCTTCAGAAAAATGTGTTTTCTGTGTTGGTTTAAACTGAACGTAATATTCCACTTGGTCTTTATCCATAGACTGATATGACTTAACAATAAACTTTGCATCTATGCGTGTTTTGGTTGTATTTTCATATGTCATTCCTTCTGCTAATCGTGGCTGATCATCGTGGTAAAAATCATAAATATAACAGACTTTACTTTGGATATCATTATCCCAAGTCCATTCCATGAGATCGTCAGACTGTTCCTTATATATCTGTCCAATTGTTTTCGCACCATTATTTTTGGCACTAGCGATACGTCTCGCTGTCTCCAAACTCGGCATCGTTAGCACCTCCCTCAAACATCTGCTTTATATATCCGTGAGAATCTAAGATTGCCCTACGGAATTTTTTGTAACTAAAATGGTCGCTCTTGAAATTATCCATAGCACCTTGTAAAGTCGCCATAAGAGTTACCATAAGTCCGTTATCATTAAATAAGGTTTTTGTACCACCTAATTTAAACATAACATTCTCAAAGAAGACGAGAAATGCTTCGTCATCTTCAAATATTTTCTCTTCAATTGTTTTGTCTTTATAGAGCAGTAGCTTGTGAATGTCGCCATGCATTGCACGAACTGCTTCATTGATTTGCTTGTCTGTGAAGTCACCATATATGTATTGCATATTAGGACTCCATGTTAATATAGGAATTGTACATATATCCGTAATCACGAATACGTTTATTTAATTCAGTTTTCATGGAATCCAAACGATCAATCATATTTTTATGATTGTCAAGTAGCTTCTTTTCTTCCTTGCCGCCTATCATTACTGATGTGTGCATAATAGAATCAACCTGTGGCTGTAACCACTCAATCGTCATTCCAAGTACAAGAATTCCTGCGACAAAATTCATATCAGCCGTTTCGTCTACTGAATTATTCAGCGTAAAATCTAACTGTTGAATTTCATCATCGAGTGTGAGAGAAGAGAATAGTCTACGCACCCTTGGATTAGCAATTACATTGTTTAATCGCTCTGTATATATCTCAAGCAAATCGTTTTCGTCAAGAGAGAGTTCTTTCGGATCTGAAATTCGTCCTCTTGTTCTTGAAAAAATTGTTTCATATGGAAGTAACATTGTGTACCTCCTTTAATTATTCCTGAACTAATGTAAGCAACATATTAGTGCCGAAAATTTCATCAAGAGCTTTAATTCTCTGTACACTGTCAAGAACATGTGAATCAATCATAGTAGCAGCAATACCTTTAATAGATTCCTTTGCGCCAATAGGGAGATTAGCAATTTCTGCTTTCATCTGTGAAATTGGAAGTAAAAGAATCTGATTAAGATCACTTGTATCATACATTGAATCATAAAAATCTTTTACAGACTTGTTCTGATTAATAAAATCTTCATCCTCAATAATAATTCTTGGAGAGTAAATATTTGCATTAGCACGAGTTCTAACAAGATAAATTAAATCTCTATATTCAACATCTTCAACATCTCCGCAATCTGCCCAACTATAAAGAATATGTGAACGACTTCCTTCAATATAAAGCCCACCACTTACGATTGAACGACAAGGAATTGTGTCTTCTGGATTAAACTTTCTTTCCTCTACAACAACCTCATTTACAACGGGTTCATTGACTGTTTTTGACTCATTTGTTTCTTTTACATCGGTTTCTTTATTAGCTACATCCTTTTTGGACGAAGTAGTTGTTTTCTTAGTATATGGCATTCCTTTTATTCCTTTCTAACAAAAGAGAGCAGTTTCACCTGCTCTCTAAAGTATTTTTATTACTCTAATGTCCACTCACCGTGATATCTTGTCATAAGAGTACCAACACCCATGCGTCTCTGTACTTCGTAAGACTGCATATCATCCTGAGTTGCACCCTTCTCATTCACTTCAAGTTCTGTCTCTCCATAATCAACAAACTTGATGAACTTGTCGTCAACTGCTGGCATGATATAGAGTTTCTTGTTATCAACAATAGGAGTAGCGAGTGTCTTATCAGTAAACTTCTGTGGAATTTCCATAAGAGGTGTTCCTTCATATCCACCAATTATACCTGTATTAGCAACAGACTCTTTAATTGAGTTAGCTGGATCAGCCCAATCAACCTTTGTAAGAGCATTAAGAGCCTTTAATGCTGTCTTAGTACCCATAATAACAACACCACTCTCGTTAGCAGCTCCGACCTTTTCGATAATTGCATCGAACTGAGCCTTTGTGGCAGCTGCTAAAGCACCAGTACCCTTAAGAGTAGCAGGAACAGGAATAAGGTTTACACCATTTGCAAACTGTGCGGAAATAAGTGTCTGTACCTTCTGAACGTATGCTTTAACAACAGTGTCAACGAATGAACCCCAATCCTTTCTACCTGTAAGGAAGAGGCGAATATCTCCACCAACCTTGATACCATAATTAGCAGTATCTACATGGTAAGACTGACCAGAACCAAGTCTCTGCATAGACAAATCATGATGATCACCAGATACCTTACTTACAGTAAGAATAACTTCGTCATCAGCCCAGAACTCATTTCTATCTCCGTCCTTCATATTCTTAGACTCAACCCATGTATTGAAGAATTCGTTCTCAGAAAGACCATGAGCAATCTGTGTATCAATAATTTCTTCAACAACCTCGAAGAACTGTGTTCCTTTCTCAGAGTTTAAAGCTCTCTTAATCTGCTTGTTTGTAGAATCCTTTGTAAGACCAAGGAACTCAAAACAAGCCTTTCTAATTGTGTCACTAGCTTCAGCCTTAGATACCACACGATTAGCTTCAGC